GGCGGGGCCCACCCCGCCCCTATAGCCCCGCCTTCGGCGGGGCTGGTATGATGTTATGTTGTAATTAGGTTAGTTAGCGAGTTTGGGATTGGGTTGATTTGTTGTGTGTAGGAGTCCGCAGACAAAATTAATAAAATAATTAAAATGAGAAAATTTGGAAAAGTTACACATTACAAAAACACGAAAACAGGAACTATACATGAAACAGATTGGGGAAGATTTAAGAAAAAAAGAATAGAAGGAGGAAAGAAAGATGAAAAAGCTAGATTATTGCGACTTGAAAAACGCAATAGAGACATTAAAGAGTCAGATGACACAAGACGAGATTGCTTACCAGATTAATCAATTAGCCTTAAAGGCATTTGAAGAAGCACTAAAAACAACACCACAACCATTCAAGAAGAAATCCACGGTATCTTAGTTTATTTTCCATTTTAATTCACCTTGAATTCCCAGAGGTGAATTAAAATGGAAAATAAAAAATACAATGGATGGGCTAACTACGAGACATGGCGAGTAAACTTGGAGATATTTGAAGGAGTAACTTGGGATGAACCAGTAACCCCAACTAGTCTTAAAGAATATGTAGAAGAAACAGTATATGACCTACACGCAAATGATGAAACAGTAGTAACTGGTTGGGCACTAGCCTTCATAAGTGGGGTAAATTGGTGGGAAATAGCCCAAAACATCAACGAGACCATAGAGAATATAAAGAAATTTAACGAAGAAGCATACTCGGGGGATTAATCCCCCCTTTTTTACAATGCCAAGAAAAACATCAATTAGCCAAACTATAAACCCAACATTCAAGTTAGATCCTTGGCAAAAGAAATTCTTAGAAACCAAGGGGGATAAACACTTGTGTACTGGTCGGCAAGTTGGTAAGTCGGTTGTTTGTGGCATAGACGCCGGAGAGTACGCTATTCGCCACAAAAACAAGGTAATCCTGATGATCGCTCCTACGGAGCGACAGGCTTACGCCCTATTTGAGAAAACCCTAGATTACATTTACCGCAATGCAAGAGTTATGATAAAAAAGGGGAGATTTAGGCCCACTAAATCAAAAATAGCACTCAACAATGGCACGATTATCTGGTGCTTACCCACCGGACTTACTGGTTTAGGCATACGTTTCTTAACAGTACACCGCTTGTATATAGATGAATGTTCACGTGTACCCGAACCTGTTTTTGAGGCTATTACCCCAATGCTACTTACTACTGGTGGTGACACTATTATGTTATCCACCCCTTTTGGAACGCAAGGCTATTTCTATGATGTCTTAATCAATAAGAAAAACGCCTTTGATTCGTTTACTAGATTCCGTACCGATTCTCTTACAGTAATCCAAGAACGCCAGATTTGCGATACATGGTCAGAATTCCAGAGAGATAAGGCTATCCAACGCCTAGAAGCAGAAAAAGCCCGCATGACCACCCTCGCGTACGCTCAGGAGTATATGGGACAGCCCCTCAACGACCTAAAGCAGGTTTTCCCAGACAATTTACTTAAAGAGATATGTGTTCTAAAGAGATTACCTAGAATATTGCCCAACAGACAATACTTTCTGGGTCAAGACATTGCTGGAATGGGCAGAGACCTATCCACTTGGGAGATATTTGATGGAACAAACAAAACAGATGTTAGACAAGTTGAGAACATTACACGAAAGAGAACAAGATGTCCTGAACGTGTGGATTTCACAACGAATCTCGAAGCCAGATACCGATTTAAAAAAATCGGAATCGATGATGGTGGAATTGGTGCGGGAGATTTTGGCTACCTCCTTGTCCATCCTCAAACTAGAAGAAAAGTTATTGGACTCAATAATGCTCAAAGAGATATCAATAGAGATGGAACTAAGAAAAAAAGACTCCTAAAAGAGGATATGTATACCAATTTACTGGCTATGATGGAAAACAAGCATATTAAACTACTAGATGACGAAGATATATTCCACTCTCTAAGGTCAGTTCAATTCGAAACCACCAATCAAAGAACCAAATACTTTGGTAACGACACCCACATTGCAGAAGGAATCATAAGAGCCGCATGGCTAGTACGCACCAAAGGTTTAAATATTTACTTATATTAGAGAAAAGAATGGCAGTTACAAGTATTATGACCACCGGAGCGGAAATTACATCCAAAGAAGGTGCTAATGTCTCCGCCAGTTTAACAGACGCAATGCATGACGCTTGGGTTTTGCAAGCAGAATCTTTTGTCAATTGCTTCGCACGTGATAATTTCAGCGACGCAGTCACCGCCGGCTTAAACGCAGATGTAAAGGGCATATTTAGCGATATTGTTTCCTCTATGGTTGCAATTCAAGGAATTATGTATGATATGTCAGGATACACCAGCAGAGCAGAGGCAGAGGATATGATTAATATATTGAGAGACGGAATCCTAAGAAACTTAGGAGTCCTACGAGATAAGAAGAATCAAAAATTCATTAACGACGCCTAGTTCGCTCTTGATCCGCAGAAAATGCGGAACAGCCGCTCACCATGCCCCATGACTTCAAAGCCTTCCCAGAACTCACGAACAACCAAATGCAGTTTTACTATATGCAAAGCCCGCATAAACAGATTACTGAAAACTTCAGTGCTACTGTTGTTAAAGTTCATGATGGGGATACTATTACAGTTGAATGGCGTGAAAGGGATTTCCGCTTTCCAATACGATTTGCTAATGTTGCCGCACCAGAACTTAGTGAAGAAGGGGGACACGAAGCCCAAGAATGGCTAGAATCCAGATTATTAAACACCGAAGTTGATATTATTATTGACCCCAACAATAGAGTAGAGAAATGGGGGAGAATCCTAGGAAACGTACTTCAAAATGGTATTGATGTCGGAGAAGAAGAAATATGGACAGGTTTAGTAAAATCATGGGCTCAAAGAAATGAAGGTAAACTAATCGATCCAATAAAAAAGAAAAATGCCACTTAATTTTAGCGGAATATTCCCGCCAAGCCGAGAACTAAACGTAAACTTCGACTGGGTAGATATTGCCTCCTCTACCGGATATGTATTATACGACGGGTTTAATGCTTATTCTACCGGTGGGGACAACTATGTTTTAGTCGAATCAAGCAAATCATCAGCATTGACTGGAATTGATGAAACAACATCTTCCAGTACAGTAAATTACTCAGAAATTACTGGTAACTCAGGACAGAGCTTTGATGGAGATTTTGATTTAACACAATTTCAATTACCCCAGACCATTGAAGGAGACGCATTTGTAAGAGTGAGCATGGCGGCTGGTGGAGCACAGGTAGCTGGATTTGTATTGACAGCACATATAAGAAAATGGGACGGATCAACAGAAACAAATATTGCAAACACAGTTACCGACACTTTCACTATGGCAGTAGATACAGATTACACCCGAACCCTAGCCATAACTATCCCACGCACACACTTCAAGAAAGGGGATATTTTAAGATTGACCATCTTAATCACAACCTCAGATACTGATGTTTATGATTTAGCACATAACCCCAACGATTCAGCTATCCGTAGCTTTGTTGCCAATAACTCAAGACTAAGTTTGGCAATCCCATATAAAATAAACGTATAAAATGCCCGAAACAGATATAAGAAGCTCCTCTTATGGAGATAAAAAGAACACAATAACCGACTTTTCAGTAACCGCAGTCTCAACAGATGGTCCACAAGACCAAAAAGAGACTATTTACGACAACAACAATTGGACTCAACAATTCGGTTACTATAAGAAAATCCCAGAACTAAAGACCGCCATTGATGCCTTAGCAAGATGGACAATAGGAAAGGGATTTAGTAGTAATGAAATCACTGAAATGACTCTTTCAACCATAAAAGGCTGGGGAAAAGACACTTTTAACACCATTTTGGAGAACCAGACCAGAGTCTCAAAGATTGGCGGAGACTCATTTGCTGAAATAATCAGAGATAATGATGGCAATCTTATCAACCTAAAACCTTTAGACCCCAGTATAATGCGTATAATTGCCAACAAACAAGGTCTAATTATCAGATACGAACAACGTTCTAGACTAAAAGGAACTAAAAATAAGCGGTGGAAGCCCCAAGAGATCTTCCACCTTTCCAGAAACCGCACCGCAGACGAAATACATGGCGAATCTATGGTTGACGCTGTTGAGGAAATCATCCTAATGCGTAACGAAGCCATGGAAGATTACAAGAAATTACTCCACAGAAATGTATTCCCGATTGTAAAATGGCAGTTAGACACAGATGATACTGATGAAATTGCCGCCTTTAAGCTAAAAGCAGACAAAGCCAGTACCCAAGGAGAGAATTTATACATCCCTAAAGGTGCAGCGGACGCCGACGTTTTAGCAGTTGCCCCAAATGCGACCTTGAATCCCATCCCTTGGATTGACAGACTCAATTCCTACTTCTATCAAGCCGCAGGAGTACCAATGATTATCGTAGGCGGTGGAGAAGAAATTACCGAAGCAAGTGCAAAAATAGCCTATTTAGCATGGGAGCAGACAGTTGAAGAAGAACAACTCTACATCGAAGAACAAGTTTTATCTCAGTTAAACCTAGAAATAGAACTTGAATTCCCAGCCACACTACAAAATGAGTTACTAAGTGACACCGGCAAGAGTGAAACTATGCAGGCCTCTACCCCAGAGGACACAGCGGTAACTAATGTGGGGGTGCAATAGATGGCAAGACCTAAGAAGAAACCTAAATCACAAGTAATTAGCGGGGGATTATCAACTTCCGAGAAATTAGCTAGTAAAAACCCAGCAATTAGAGATGAAGGAAGACGAGAAACAGCTAATCAACCTCAAAGAGAACAGCGTCAAGCTACTGAAAGGAGAGCCGCCGCCCTAACTGGTAGAGGTTTTTCCGGAGTTGTTGGAAGTGCTTTAGATGTAAAAGGCCCAACTCAGGAACAAGTAGCCTCAGCTTTTGCAAAACGTGGAGAACCCGAACAAATTCAACCAGCATTTGTGCCCAACCAAGGAAAAGAACTCGCTATTGATCCTCTGGCAGGTACGCCAGCGGAACAGCCGCTCGCACAACAAGAAACAAGTCAAGAAGAAACAACAGCTTCTGGTAATTTTGAAAATGTGCAAGAAGTTCTAAAATTTGCATTAACACAAGAAGACCCAGTAATAAGACAAGAGCTAATAAAATCCGCAGCCGGTGGAGTTATTGCCGGAGCAGGAGCGGTAGCAGTAACTACCGGACTTTTAGCAACCGCAGCCCCACTTATGGGTGCATATTTAGCAAAAGGTAGCACAATTTTAACCACAATTGGACTAACTAGCCCAAATGTTGCAAAAGCAGCACGTGGTGGATTTGGTGCATTTTCCAGAGAAGCGGCTGGAATACCTAGAATGAATACAGTTACAGCTAAAAAACTACTTTCTTTAAGCTCAAAAGCAGCTTCTGGTAAAAAGTTTGTAAATTCATTAAAATATATGGCTGGAAATGTTGTTCTAAACGGATTCCTAGAAGAAGAAGCTGACCAAAACGTAAATCATGCTATACAACTAGCTCAAAATGAAGGAGATTTACAAAGAGCAGATGAATTAATTGCTTTTAGAGAAGAATACGCTAACTGGGATTTCTGGAGAGTAGCCTCGCTAACAATTCCACTAAAAGGTGTAATTGAGTACTTCGAAACCGCAGCATTAAGCGTAAAAGGTCAAAAAAAGAAGAATGACCGGCTAAAAGCAGGCAAATTAACACCATCAGAACAGAAATTCGCAGACATAAGAGAAGAACAAAGAGAAAGAGATAAAAGATTTGATGAAATCAGACAAGAAACCAGAGAAAGAGACGCAAGATTTGATAAAAGGAGAAATAAAACAGATAAATAATGGAATACACACAAATAATAAGTAATGTAGGTTTTCCAATAGCTATGACGATCTACTTAATGACTAGATTTGA